TGAACAACAATTATTTTATTACCAAGCAAAAAAAGAGATACGAGATTCCGAAACGTGACTGGAGTTCAGACGTGTGCTATTCCGATCGGTTGGGTGGGAAAAAGGTCGCAATCAGGCTTCAATCCGCGGGCAATCGCCAATCGTCGGTCGACCTTGGCAAGCATCGCCTTCGCGCTGGCTGATACCGCTTGCTTGGTCACGCCGAACATGGTGGCAATCTCTTGTCCATTCAGATGACCGGGCACGCGAAGGACCAGACGCATGAGATGCCAATGCCGCAAGGTGGTGGGGTCCTTAGTGTAGCCCATCAGGTCGACGACGTCCGAGACGATGCGACCGACGGCCTCGCGTGAGATGAACGACTCGGTCTCGGTCCGCGTCTCGTTTTCGCGTGGATCGTACATCCAGATGTTTGCCCGTTCGTAGATGGGGAACACATGGTCGTCACTCCTGGCTTCCTTGTACGGGACGCAACCTTCCTCGCGGAGTCGGTCCTGCTGTGCCTTAGGCAAAGAGTAAAACCACTTGTCGAACCGCTTGGCGTGGGCGAAGTCCTCCTTGGACGCGATGCGGTCGAAGCCGTTTAGCCCTGGCATAGTGTGTCTCCCTCCCTGTCCTGCATCTTCCGCCACAGCTTGAGATACGCGTTGAACCTGCGTTGACGTTCCAACTGCACCTTGGACGGCATGGGCCGTGAGGGCTTGGGCATTGGCTTGCGCCGTGCGGTCGACTTGCGTTGCACATGATGGACGTTGCTTAAATGTTTAGCCAGCGGAAGATGTTAATCGCGACAGGTTAAGCCACAGGGCTTTCGCCGGGTCGTAGGAGATGAGCCCCAACGATCGGAGTCGCCTGACCAGCGACGCGTGAGGCATCCGGCGTTTGCGACCCTTGCGGACGTAGGGGAGTTGCTCGGCGAGTCGGACGAGCTCGTAGGCCGTGAAGGTCTCAGGCCATTCCTTGACTGTCTCTTGCAGCCATCGGTTAGCCTCTTGGACCTTGAGGGACGCGGCGAGGGTGGCCTTGCCCCTGGCGGTCTCCATCCTGTCGGGCTTGGTCCTCCACAGGGTACGCCAATGCTTGGTCAGTCGGCGCCTGTTCCGAAGATAGGCGGCTTGGGTCGCGGTGGCCTTCCTCTTGGCCCGTGGTTGGTCGTCAGAAACCATTGGCGAGTTAGGCGAGCGTCAGCGTAGCCGTAAACGAGACAATAATTACGATAGTAATACGGAGTTGCACAGTCTCCCCCCTGCGTAAGTCGTTGGTGGCCTGTTCGGTCATTCGGGGCTGTTTTGGGTGGTGATGGCTGTCCTACCCCTCAGAGGGAGTTAGGACGCCTTGGCGACCCCTTGGCGGGGCTGGAATGGGCCTTCTGGTCGTCCATGTCGGGCGGGGCGTACTCCCAGCGGATATCTCCCCCCTCGGCGTGGCAGAGGTGGATGTGCCCGGCAAAGCGGTCGGACGCGTCCTTGAGGCCCGAGCGGGACTGCCGCTTGGAGAAGCCGAAACGGTAGACGGGGCGGTTGTCGGCGGACTTGCGGGAGGTGCGGAAGAGGTAGCCCGAGTCGCGGGCGAAGTTGACCCACTCCGAGCAGCCGGCCCCGAGGTAGGCGAGTTGCTGGGGCGTCATGCCGTCCAGATCGTCAGCCGACTTGGGCTTGGTGGTATGGTGCATGTAGAGCAGGGCCGCCTTGGTGCGCTGGAGCATCTCATGGACACCGCCAGGGCCACGGAGGAAGGCGGTCGTCTCGGCTTGGGAGGCGATGTCAAAATCGGCGTACGCAAGGAGAGGATCGGCGATGATTAGTTCGATGCGGTGCTTCTCGACCATCTGGCCCAAGTACTCGATGAAGCCGAAGCCCGTCTTGGTGGCCTGTCGGACGAAGATGAGGTTTTCCTTGAGCAGTCGGCGGTCGGACTCAACGAGCTTCGCGGTGGCCCCGATGATGGCCTCGGAGGCGTCCCCGAGGTCGTTCTCGGCTTGGACCATGAGGATACGCAAGGGGCGGACGGGGCGGAGGCCCCAAGGGGCGTGACCAATGGCCCAATTCACGGCGAGGTGGGCCGCCATCGACGACTTGCCCGTGCCGGAGAAGCCGACGATCTGGAACGGGTAGCCTTGGCAAATCCAACGGCGCTCTCCCCCGATGAGGACGGTCTTGTCGTCCTTTGGGTCGAAGGCCAGCATGGCGTCGAGGTCGAAGTATTCGGTCGAAGGGTCTTCCTTGGCGTCCTTCCGTGATGCGAGGGACTTGGCGAGTTGCTCCTGGGCGAGGAGGATGGCGTCAGGATCGGCGCCGGGTTCGCCGACGACCTTGAGGACGGCTCGGGCTTGCTCCGCAAGTTTGCGGAGATTAAAGGTCTTAATCACCGCACCAGCCCATGCGGGGTTCTGCTGAATGAAGGCCCCCGTCGTCGCGAGGTCGGATACCTCGAAGGCTTCAACGGACGAGCCGAGGGTGCGGAGGCGTTCCGAGACGGTCAGCTCATCGGGCACGATGCCCTCGTCGACAAGCCCAGCGATGGCGGAGGCGATGTCCTGATGGCGGGGCTCGAAGAAGTAGGACGGAAGGAGGCCGCTCGGGAGCGGTGTGCCTTGGGCGACGGAGACGGCGAGGATGTGCCGTTCCGCGTCGAGGGCGGAAGGTGGGATGGGTTCCATGGCTTGGAGGTTTTGGGACTAAGGGGCTTAGGACTTACGTGGTCGAGTCTTTTCTCCGTAGTGGGCGGTAGGGTAGGGCTTGGCGTCCTTGCGGGTGACGACGCGGAAGGTGCGCTTCTCGATGATGCCGAGCTTGATGCCCTTGAGGACGTAGTCGCGGGCGGCGTTGCGTTTACACCCCCAGACGACGGCCCACTCCTCGATGGTGCGGAAGCCCTTCTCCGGCTTCTCCGCCGTCTCATGGATGGCCCGCATGACCTTGAGGAGCAGCGGGTCGAGTTTGCGTCGGCTCATGGCTTGAAGGTCTTGAGTTCGGTCTGCCAGATCCATTGGTCGCCCATCTTGTGGACGAGCCAAGCCTTGTACTGACCGCCCGCGGTGACGAAGCCGGCGACGAAGCCCGAACCCCAGCGGGCCGTGGCGAGGCGATGGGACGCGTAGGCCATCTCGTCCTTGAGGCAGAGGCAACCAGCGGAGAAGGCGTTCCCGCCTCCGTGTTTTGTCAAGGCGATGGATGCGAGGTTGTGGGTGTGTCCGTGGATGAGGGCCCCGCCGTAGGGAGCGTAGTGCAACCCCTGGACGACGGTGCCGTTGGCGCCGTGGGCGTAGCCGTGGACCATGGCGATGGGGCCGAGGCGATAGACGCCCTTGTCGGCGTGGTAGGGGAGGATTACCTTTGCCCCGCATTTCCTCGCGTGGGCGTTGATGTGGTCCTTGATGCCCGTGCAATAGTCGCGGACGATGGCTTGACCGTGGCCCTGCATGGAGTCGAGGCGGTGTTCGTGGTTGCCCCAGAGGTAGACGGTGGGACGCCAGCGGTCGAAGAATTGTTTGCCGGCGTCGATGTCGGCGTTGAGCGACTCCGCCCCTTCCTTGTCGGACCCGACACCCTTGCGGAGGGAGCGGAAGTCGTAGTGATCGCCACCAGCCACGCGGATGTCGGGCTTGAAGTCCTTCGTGAACTCGTAGAGCGCCGCGAGGGCCTCGGGGTCAGCCATGTCGCCGTGACTATCCGAGGCGAAGATGAACTTGGTTAGTTTGCTCATAGGCTTGGTTGCTTAATGTGGTTAAGCCTTCGGGCGGTTTCGCAAACTCAGCTCGACGGACGCACGGGCCTCGGCGAGCAAGGGGTCTTCAGATTGGACGGGCTTGGCCTTAAGATTGGTCGGGCCTCCGCGTCGTGCCCCGTACTTCTGGAGGTGGCTGATAAAGGTCAGCCCCTGGCGGTGGGCGGCGTTGTACATCCCCGGTGCGCTCATGTTGTACTTCAGCGCCGTCTCGGTGGCGGTCAGCCCTTCGGCGATGCCCTTGGCTGCGGCCTGTGCCATCGTCAGCCGACCATTGGCAAGGAGGTTGGAGCGGTTGCGTCCATGCAAGCCAAGGCGGGGTCGGCAGTTGGGGGGCCAGATGATGCCGTGCCTACAAACGAAGGCTTCAATCTCCTTGAGCGTCACCTTGCCAATCTTGGCGGCGTCGGCGGGAAGCCACGATCCACGGATGGCCTCACGGATGGCTTTGGCTATGTTGCGTTCCGCCGGGTCTTTGTAGTCGTCGACGCGGATGTGGGGCTTGCTGTCGTAGTGGGGACAGGTGGCGAGGAAGCGGAGGCGGTCGACGGAGACGCCCCATGCCTTCGACATCTCCGCCAATTCGTCGTCGGTGGGGGCGGTCATGGCGTCAGAAGTTATCTGAAGCCTTGGCCTTGACCCAGAGTTGGCGCACCTCGAAGCCGGCCTCGGTCGGGTCGAACTCACCCAAGTGTTCGTTGAGGGCGTCGCCCGCCTTGATGAGGACGTCGATGCCGTTCTTGTAGCGGTTCAAATCGACCTCAGAGATGACGACCCATTGCCCGTCCTCGGTCATCTTCAGGACTTGACCGAGTTGGAGGTTGAGGGCGTTGACCTGGGCGAGTTGCTTCTCGAGCTCCTCGATGCGTTCCTGCTTGGTTTGCTTGCGGCTCATAGTTGGAGATGCTTGGCGACGGATGCGGCGACCTCGCGGATCGTCACGGCGCTGTTCGGCTTGAACGCGTAGGTCTGGTCGGGGATGGTGCCTTCGAGCATCTCGCGGATGCTGGCGGCCTCCTCCTCGTTCGCCGGGCCGACGCCTTCGGTCTCGATGTGCAGGTGGACGACCCGCCAATTCCGCACCTCGCCCATGATTTGCTTCGTGACGACGACTTCATTAATGTAGCGGGTGTCGGGGACGACGACGTGGCCCCGCTGGCGGTTGGCGGTCTCCGTGAGGTTGAAGATGAAGACGTCCTTGTGCATGGAGCGGGCAAACCGACCCATGGCGACGAGCGTGTCGCGGTGAGCCGACTTGAAGGCTTCCTCGTGGAAGTTAACGCCACTAAGCCCGAGTTGGCAGGCGTAGTTGTTCGCGGCGTCCTTGAGGGCGTCGGCGAAGGCGATGCGGGTGACGTCGACGCTGTGTCGGGTCATCCCTTCCGCAAAGGTGTCCTTCCCGCTGCGGGCGTACCCGGAGAGGAGGACGATGGTCTGGGGGGCCTTGAGGACGCGGCGCATATTACCAGTCGGTCGGGGTGGGGATGGTCGACGCGGCGATGCCCTTGCCCTTGGGGAAGTTCAGCTTGTACTTGAATTGAGGACGGCCTTGCCATTCGCCGTCGGGCGTCACCTCGACCTCGGCTTGGAAGTAGACGGAGGTGGCGGGGCGGAGGTAGTCCAGGAAGTCGGGCACGGAGAGGTCGGCCTTGGGTTCGGAGACGTACTTGCCCGAGATCTTGCCGACGAGCATGGCGAGGGACTTGCCGTACTTCGTGCCGTAGGACTTGGAGAAGCACAGGCCTTCAGCCGTCTTGAAGAAGAGGCGGGCGGAGACGCCATCGTCGTAGACCTTGACCTTGTCCTCCTTGGGGAGGGACATCTTCAGCACGTAGGTGCCGGTCTTGTCGATGGTGGTGAGGGGCGGGCGGTCGTTGGGTGTTTCCATGTTATGCGTTGGGTTGGATAAATGCAGCCTTGGCTCGCTTGGCCTTGCGGTACTGACGACCGGAGAGCTTGAGCGACTTGCGGATGTGGCGAGGCTTGGCGCCATTGGATAGCAAATAGGCCACGTCGACGGCGACCTGATTGCGTTGTTCGGCTTGTTTGCGGAGTAGTGTGTTGGGCATATTAGGCGAAGTTAATGGGGGCGGATTGGGCGGTCGACGCGGGGCGGGCGATGACCTGCACCTCGGAAGAGTAGGAAGGCCACTCGTTGAAGGACTTGCAAGCCTCATAGGACTTGAGCGCCTGGAGCATGAGCATATCCCCTTCGGCGATCAGGTCGGCGTGGAGCTCGAAGACGGCGGTGAGGAAGGGGGCCTCCTTCTCGACGACGATTAGGCGGAAACCCTTGGGGCGGACGCCGAGGGCGTACTTGCACAGGGCGAGATACCAAGCGGCCTGCAACTTGAAGTCGTCCGACCAGATCATCTGACGACCGAACCCCTTGGGCGTGGCCTCCTCCATGGTCGTCTTGATGTCGTAAAGATAGCCGTCCTGCCCGATGATGTCGATGCTCCCCTTGATGGGCACGATGTAGTCGGCCTTGAGCATGACTTCCGTGGCGAGGGGGACGATATTGTGCCGGGCCATCGCCGACTTGATGGCGTCGGAGTAGGACAGGGCGTTGTCGTACTCGTCGGCCTTGCAAGGCACGTCGGTCGGCTGCAAGGTGGACTTCCAATACGCGTGGACCTCCTTGCCTTCCTTCGTGCGCTTGTCGCAGTCGGGCTCGGGCTTGAACAAGGCGAAGCGTTCCGGCTCGAGGACGGCGACGTGGGTCATGATGCCTTCACGGAGGGCCTTGGAGTCCTTGCGGGGGTTGGCCTTGTCGTGGGCGTACTTGGCGGGGGCCTTGAGGAGAAGCTTGGCACCCGTCTGGTTGAGGGCGTCGAGGGCGTCGTACTCCTCGCGGGAGCGGGCGGCGGTGGCTTGGCTGATTTGTTCGGCGGTGTACATGGTGGGTTGGTTGTCGGAATGGATTACAGGACTTCGTCGGCGTTGTCGAGGATGGTCTCGGCGTCGCTCAAGGTGCCGTTCATCTCCTCGGCCTTCTCGTGCAGGTTCTGGACGGAGACGAGGAGGGAGGCGAGGTCGGCCCGGACGATGTTGAGGCGCTCACGCAGCTCCAGGAGGTCGTTCGGATCGTCGAGGCGGGAGGCGTCGGTGATGGACAGGACGGACAGGAGGCGATCGGTGTCGATGCTGACGCGGTTGATGTCGTGCTGGGTGACGAAGGCGGTCTGGTACGAGGAGAGGCTGCGGGCCTCGGTGCTGAGCCGGCGAAGGGTCGCGGCGAGTCGGTCGGTGTTGGTCATTTGAGGATGGTGCGGATGCGGGAGAGGGTGACTTCCCTGACCTCGCCTTTGACGACGAGGAAAGTGCGGACGTTGGAACGGTACAGGGTCGGCAGGGTGTCCGCCGTCCAGTCCTTGAGGAGGCGCTCAAAGACGACCGCCGTCTTCGCGGAGGCTTCGACGTAGAGGGTGCAGTCCAGGAGGATGATTAGGGCGAAGGGCTTGCCCTTGTCCTTATAGGCTTGGGCGGCCGTGTAGACCGAAGATCGGAAGAGCACACGTCTGAACTCCCTGCACG